TGTGGGGTAGATACGATAATTACTTTGGTGTTTTTACCAGAAGTAATAGTAGGATAAACAGAGGCAAAGAACGAGTCAGCAACGTGATTCGGGACGAATGCGAACTCGTCGAGAAAGAGGATGTTGAACGACATACCTCTGACAGCACTCGCAGACGTAGAAGCTGCCAATATCTTACTGCCATTCTCCAACTCCATTGATCCTTTGTTCCAGGATATAATACCCTGCTGCATCCATTTAGGCAAGTTCTCATATGCAGTTTGCAATCTCTGTAACAATTCTCTAGCAGTTGCTGCCTTGTTTGCTAGGATTCCAATATTAACACTATCGTTAAAAACAGCATAATGTAGAAGGTAAGATACCACAGTAGTGGACTTGCCAGTCTGTCTTGGCATTTTGCAAATATTGAACCTATTTTCATGGAAGTTATTAATTAATTTTTCCTGAAAATGATATGGATGGAATTGTGTAAGACCCTCATCAAGAGAAACGATCTTGATGTAGTTATTAGCAAAATACACCGGATCTTCTTTGCACTTAAGGAACTCAATGACTTGTTCCTCAGTGAATTGGATCGGTGTATTTGCTTTTTTTAGATTAGGATTACCAAGATATACTTCACTCATTTTTTAGCCTCAGCAGTTCCAAGCCCTCAATGACTTGTTGATTCTGCTATCTGGATCGTTAGCAGTTTTACTACTAGTTAGTTTCTTTTTCATTCCCTTCATTCTGGCACAGAATGACTTACGACGCTTGTTGCCCTTTTTCTTAGAAGGTCTCTTGAGATCTGATCCAGGATTTTCACGTTCATAAGACTTACGACCCTTCTCATTTAATCCACCTGAAGGGTTCTTACCGGACTTTTTTGTCCATGCTGCTCCTTCTTCAATTTCGGATCTCCAATCAGATTCTATTTCATATTGATTACGAATATAAGAAATTCTTGGATTCACACGATTTTCAGATCCATGGCCACCACTCCCAGTCATTCTCTTTCCAGAAAAATTAGTATATTTACTCAAGTTTTTTTTCTCTATTTCATGTTTTTGTGCAGCAGTTAATTTACCTGCTCTAAATTCCTTATTATCAATTTCTTTTTTTACGTCAGCATATTTTCTAGGATTTTTTGCTCTCCTTGCCGATCTTTCTTCATCTATCTTATTACCATATCTTCTTGCTCTGTCTTCTTTTTCTTTCTTAATCTTCTTGTCAATAGCAGCATCAAAACGATTTTGCATTGCCTTGTCCCGCATCAGTTTGACAACAGCATTCTCACGTTCTGCACCCTGCTTGGTGATTTGGGCATTAGTAGGTGAATCATCTCCTCTAATACCTTCATCAAGTAAATGTGAAAGGATGATGTCGTAGAGATCTAGATCTTCTCTGTTAAATTTAACGATTTTATTAGATCCTTGTTTTGGTTTTCTTTCTTTAATTTTGACTTTTGAATTTACTTTATTTCCAATATTGCTTTTCGGGTTAAGTGGATCTTTATATCCTTTTGGAAGTCCTAAGGGAGAGTCTCTATAAGATTTCGTATCAGCATGTGGATCTATTCCTCGTCTTTTCTTATATGTGGGATCAGAAGGTGATTTTCCTCTGTTTCTTTTATGTACCATTCTAGCAACACCTCTATTCATCCGTATTGTTCCAGGATTTGTGTTCTGTCTTGGTTTTCCATCAGGTCCTTCTGATCCTATACCGCTAGCAGAAGCTCTGCGTTTCATTCTAGATAATTCATTCTCTGGAGTATTTGAACCCATCCCCAAATGCTTTTCAAGTCTATTTGCTTCATCAACAGTTTCAATTTCTTCGTTTGCTTTTACGCAACGATTGTAGGTTTTTCCAAAGAGTTTCTGAGTTCCTGCTTTCTTGTAACCCTTCCAGCATTTTTTTCCAGCTTCGTCGATAGTTTCGACTTCTTCACCCATTCTTTTTGCCTTTGTTTTTGCAAGAATTCTTTGCTTGGCATCATATGCTGGTTTGTTAGGACCATCTTGTGCCATGTGACCTTCACGTTTGGCGCTCAGTCTAGCAACCAACTCTGATGGTGCTCTTCTCTTGTCAACTTCCTCTTTATTGAACTTCTTATCAGTCTTCAATCTTGCAGCAGCAACTTTCCCAGAAGGGGTTCCTGCACGATTCATACCAGCAATACTTTGTTGTGCTCTTGATTTTTGCTGCTTTTTCTCCTTTGCATCAATTTTTGCTTTCACCTCTGCTTCACTTGCAGCATTTGAAGATCTTTTCTTTGCAGTTTTTGTTTTCTGAACCTGAAAAGCATCACCTGCACCATACTCTTGTCTTCTTGCATTTGCAGATCTTTCTGCTCCTTTCCTAGTTAAGTTGTCGCCACTAACAACCTTCTTTTGTTTTTTGATAGTGACATCATCTTTAGGATCACCATCACCACTCTTGAATGATGTTGAAATCACACGATATCCTTCTTCGACTTCCTCTTTAGTTGCTCTAGCAGACTGGAAGTTGCGAGCCATTTGCATTGATGCTTTCTTCTGTTTCTTTTGCCTCTTAGAACCAAGTTCAGATCTTTCAAGTTCGTCAGATCTTCTCATTGCACGAAGACCAGGAGACATGCGTGCCTTTTCATCACTACTCATCAATCTATTATAAGTAGGAGCAGGGGACTGATACATTCCCTGATACTTCTCATCAACTTTAACTTCTTTCTCCTTTGACTTCTTTTTATAAACTTCTACAGGAAAAGTTTCTGTCTTTCCACCATAAGTTGCTCTGACTGAACTTGAATACTTTCCTTCACCCATCAACTTGGGTCCTCTTGGTTTCTCTTTTGGTGCTGTATTTTTTGAAAACTCTTTGAACTTGTTTGCAGGAGTTAATGGAGTATCAACTTTAGCAGCAGGAGTTAACTTTTTATTGGCAACCTCTCTTTCGTTGGGATTATCCGACCTCTTCATATTATTAATTTTTGATTGCCTAGATGCATCTCTGTGTTTCTTGGAATCAATTGGATCTGGCATAGCACCCTCAGAAACTAAAGGTTCTGGTTTGATGAGATCAATGAACTCATATTCCATTGCTTTAAAGTCGTCTCTCCAATCAGAATACTGATAGTCGTCTGACAGATGTTTTTTACCTTTCTTAAGCATTGCACCAGCAGCAGTTGCTAATCCTGCACCAACTTGAGTTGCGACAGATTTACCCTCTTTCTTTTTCTTCATAGCAGCTTTATGTCCTTGCCATGCGGAGAGTGCACCTCTTGCCAGAGTATCTGCTACACCCTTTACGAGGGTAGATTTAACTGGTTTCTTTTCAGACTGCTTCTCCTTTGCAGTTTCAACTGCTTTCTCTGCCGCAGGTCTCTTTTTAAATGCACCAGATGGTGATGCTGCTTTGATAGTTCTATCACCTCTGGCAATAGTTGCCTTTGTTGTTTTTGCTGGTTGAGTTCCTTTTGGCAATCTCTTTGGAGTTTTCTTTTTGCCAGTTAAAGCATATGCCTCAATCAACTCAGAATCTTCTGCAAGATCATGAACAAATTCAACGAAATTTTCAACTCCAAGTTCTTCAATGAAAATTGCTAAACCTTCTTCGTTGATACCTTCATTAAAGAAGTATTGTGCTGCATTATCTACAATCCATTCTTCTTTTTTTGTTTTTGTGTCACCCTTAAGTGTTTTCTCTTTATTTTTCCTTACAGTCTCTTTTGCTTTAGCTGCAAATGATGCATAATCCATCTCTTCACTCTTATTTCCCCAGTTAGCAGCACCAACCTTACGACACTTAACTAATGCACCAGAAGCATAAGCAGAAGGCCAGACAGAATAACGTGACTTGACCTTATGATAGCAGGCATCCCTTTTCTTTTTCTTCTCTTCTTCTACAATGTTTGCTTCTGGTTCAAACGAATTGTTCTGAGTTACCATTATTGCTTTACCTTTTCTATTTGGATTTGGATCTTCTTTACGTTTTTTAGCAGCTGCTTTATCTCTTTTATCCTTACTCATTGCAGCTCGGTCGTCTGCATCACGACAATATGGTTTGGTTGTTTGACCTGGTTGTTTGGCACATGGTTTTCCATCATATTTACCACCAGTTTGTTTCCATCCTCCACCTTTGAACCAGTCTCTAAGTGAGTATCCTTTGTCTTTGGCAGATTTTCCATCACGTTTTTCGGATATGATCGATTCTGAAACTCCTCCGCCATTAGAACCCCCATTAGATTTCCCATTCCCATTTCCATTGCCATTTGTGTTATCTGCATTATCGTTCTCTCCTTGTTCTTCTCCATTCTCCTTACGGAGATACCCACCTAAACCCACACGGTATCCTGTTGGAATCCGTTTGCATTTTTTATCGGTATGGCAATAATAGTATCCTTGCTTACACTTTTTCATCAATAAAAAAGTAGATTACTCTTTATTATTTAGAAAACCTTGTTTTAGCATTTTTTGAAGTTCTGAAGTAGAACCTACAAAAACCGCATTGTTAGTAACATTATTTGTGGTCTTTTTAGACTCATCCTCAACGTCTTTTAGTTTCTTCTGTAAGTCAATTAACTTATCAGTAGTATCAGCAACACTCTTAATCAACTGTCCTGCGACCTCGTATGCCCTTGGACTGCCTCCTTCCCCTGCAACCTCCATAATGCCGTTAATTGCCTCCTGACCCTTCTCTATGAGGGAATAGAGGTTTGCACGACTATACTCATAGTCCTTCTCAATATCTACTTCTTTAGATTTTACAATCTCTGGTTTTTTCTTAACAGGTTCTACATCAACAATATCACTTGTTGTATTCAATGCTTCATCGATAGGATCATAATTATTACTCATATCAATCAAATATCCTCTTGTCTTGTTGGACTATACTTCTTACTATCACTAAAGTCATACCAATTTTCATCAAATCCAAAGTCGTCTTCTGGACCTGCAGTAATTGGATCTGGGGTAACAGTATATCTGACCTCACGTTTTGCTGTTTGTACGTTTGTATCTGTATAGAAATCTGCCTGAACTTTCTTGATAAGTCCATCGGAAGATTCTGCAATCGGACCAAACAGATATGTTTTTGCAGTGAATCTTAATGTATATATTAAAGCACGTCTTGTTTGAAACGTTCCCTCATAGTCGTCTTGAAAATTTACACTATCCAAAACAATTGGAATATCTCTTTTTTCTCCAATAGAACTTACTAAATCTACAGTTAAATTAAATGATGGTTGAAAAAATGGTAATATCTGTTCTATAATTTGCAGTGCATCATCATTCAATTTACTGAAAATATTTAATTCAAATGATAGGTTATAGGGAACTGGCATAAACACTTTTTTCATTTTGCCATTGTTCTTATCAACAGCTTTAAATGTCTGTGTTACTCCAGTCTTTCTAGTAGGATCATATTGAATACCACTCATCTCAAAGGACATTCTAGGGAGAGTAATTGCAATTGATTTTGTCAATTGTTCTTGCTCTTGAATCTTTGCTAAGAACTTTTGCATCGGTCCATAAGAAAGACCAACTTTAGTTTCATCTAAAACACTACCATCACTTTTGGTATGTCTAATGTAGATATCATTAAACAATGTTCCAAAACTAATAATAGTTTTTCTAATAATTTCGTGATAAAAATAAGTTCCCAGCATTAGAAAGTTCCAAATGGATTTGATTCTGTAAAGTCTAATATGTTATCTGCCTCAAGTTCTATCTCTTCATTTACATCATATGGATTATCATAGCTATCCGTGTCATAACTTTGAACCACATACTTAGCAGAAGAAATTGATCCTACAATAATTTCACCGGCAATAAACTTACCTGTATTTAGTGATACACGTAGATTAGTAGTTTCTAGAGAACTTCCTGATGCCGGTATTGATACTCTAAAGTCCCTAACTCTTCCGGTTGTTCCCGAAGTTTGTCCAGTAACTTCTTCATTATACTCGAATGTACCTACACCAACGGTTGCAAATCCTGCAAATTCAATTGTTGGTGCAGAAGTATATCCAATTCCACCTCCAATAATTCTCAATTGACTAATCGCGCCAACATTATCAATTTCTGCAACAGCAGTGGCAGTAGTTCCTGTTCCTGGAGAACCAATCGTAACAATCGGTGCACTTCCATATCCCCTACCACCATTTGTAAGTGATAGTGTACTGACACTAAATTCTGTAGTGCCGATTGAACAAGTAATAGCAGCTCCAGATCCACCCCCACCAGTAATTGTAATTGTTGGTGGTTTAGTATATCCAGATCCACCATTAGTCAACTCAAGTCTTTGAATCGACTGAACATTTCCTTTATTAGTCGTGATTGCAACTGCAGTTGCTCTTACATCTCCTCCAGTAATATCTGGGGGATCTGAGAATGTTACTGTTGGTGTAGTGATATATCCACCACCATCGTCATTTATGAATATTTGATTCACAGATCCACTAGAAATTCCTGCAGTGGCAGTTGCAGTGATTGCAGTTCCAACCAAAACCAACGAAGTAATATATCCTTCGTCCTCTACAGTATTGTCAACTTGTTCAATATTAGTATCAATAAGTTCATTCTCATACTCATAAAGTTCACAACTTAATTCATAAACATAATTTTTTCCTAATTGATAAAATGGTTTTTCGGACTCTACTCTTTTAATTTCAAATAATCTTTCACCTAGTGGGAAATAAATCAAATCTCCTTCCTTCGGTCTTGTAATCAAATCTGCAAAATCATACTCAGTAATTCTACCTTCTCTAATTCCTGAAGAAATACCTTCTAAGAATGGAGCAACAAATTCTTCATATCTTTCTCTAGATATTGTTAGACTTACTTCGTTTTTTAATCTAAGTCCAAACTTAGTCATTATGTCACTATCAGGAGCATATCCATCATAATTATTGATATATGCTTCCATCATAAAAACATCATCAAATTTTGATGATTGAATTTCACGAATTATATTGTCAGTTTTAAATATTTTTCTGGGTAGATAATATATGTCTACACCATAAATTTTTAATTGCTCATTAATTAAATCCTGAACGAGAAACTGCTCGTTAGAAGATCCTTGCAGAAAGAATGGATTTAATGCCATAATTATTACCCAATAAAGTCCAGAGGTGGCATTTCATAATCGGATGTCATCTTTTGCCTTATTTCCGCAAGATCTCTTTCTCCATCCTCATATAATTGCCGTCCATTTAATTCCGTTCCTCCAGGAAGTTTTACACCTTGGAACTTAATTAAATTCTGACCCCACTGCTTTTTAATCAAAGCTGTCAAATATTGTTTTACAAAAGTATCGTTATAGACTTTTGAAAAGTTTGCAGGATCTAATGCTCTGTAACAATCTATAATTAAATAATCTCCAGCATTCTGAGATCCCCAATCAATATCAAGATACATTCTACCTTGTCTTTTGTTAAATCTAATCTGCTTATCAGTTGTTAACAAGAAATCAATATCTTCAAGATATGTTTTGGTCATTGAATATTGCAACAATTCGACAGAATTGAAATAATACAAATCGTTCAAAAATAATTGATATTTGATACTGAACATTCCACCAGAGATAGAACTTGCATCAAACTTAAATACCTTTTCTATACCAATTACCGAATCTGGAACTTGAATATAGTTATTATTTTCTTCGTAATTGAATTGAGTAGTTAATCCCACACTGTTGGAAACAGTTGTGGTAGTAATTCCACTTACACCAGGATCTGATGGTCCTTTTCCTCTATCAATATCATCCTGAGTTATTTTATACTTCAGATACATTCTTTCGACACCATCAAAATGTCTTTCATTGAAAAACTGTATGGTATCATCAACTAAATCATCAATTTGCTCATCAGCAACATTAACTTCTAATACTGGGGCTCCTAGTTTTCTTAGGGAGTAATCAATCAGTTCTTGTCTAGTACTTGGTTTTGCCATCAGTATTCTCCTCCATCAATTAATCCAGCTTCAAGTGTTCCTGAAACAAAAACATTGTTTTGGAAGGTTGATAATCCAACAAAAGTAGAAAGTCCAGCAACTTTAGCAGAAGGAGCAATAACTCCATCAGATCCACTTAATGTTAAAGCAGTACCGACGTTAATTATGTCATTAGCACCATCTATAACAACACTTGTAGTACCAAAAGTAGCAATACCCGAAACAACAATGTCTTTGGCATTAAAGGAACCTCCTACAAAAAGATCACCACCAGTTGTAGTAATTCCGCCTGTTGAAGCAAGTGATGTAATACCTGCAATGCTTAGACTTCCACCTATAGAAACATTGCTGTTAAATTGGGACTGACCAACAAAAGTAGAAGCTCCACCAACTCTAAGATCAATAAGTTCTGATGATCCGAGTACCTTAAATAACGTACCTACAGTCGCAATACCAGATACATCCCAATTTCTTGCCGTTGCTTCATCATATACCAAATCATCTGCAACAAAAAGATCTCCACCAACATAAAGATTACCACCTGTTGTTGTGATGCCACCCGATGAAGCAAGTGTTGTTACTCCAACTGTTTGGAAAGTTCCGTTGATCTTTGCACGATTTAAAACATCTAATGATGCATTAAGATCTATATTTGATGAAAACGTGGATACACCTGCTACAGTTAATCCACTTCCAAAGTTAACATATTTTCCAACACCCAATCCACCAGAAACTGCTAAAGCACCAGTTGTGGGGGAAGAAGAATCTGTAGAATTTGTAAATGTAACTAAACCCGTTACAGTCAATTTAGATGCATCTATTGCATCTGTCATGAAAAACTTTTCTGTGGTTAGATCCCACACCAGGATCATACCATCTTCAGTCTTTCTAGCAGAATCTACATCAGTTAAGTTTACTAATCGTGTAGGTGGTGCAGACGCATTAGATAAGACACGAATTACATTCTGCGAACCAATTCTGTCGTTAATATTCGGCATTACCTAGTTACTCCCCCTCGTAGTAGTGCTGTGCCTTCGACAGCTTTATACTCTCTACCAGCATTTATAATTTTTACATCATATACATATCTTCCAGGTTTCAAACTAACTGTTTGATTTGCAGTCATTGAAATGGAAATGATACCTAGATCAGGACTAGTAATTGTAGATGCAAAAGATACTGATGTAGATGCTCCATAATGCTTTCTCATTTGTGCCGTTGTGGAGGCATCTGAAAGAATTAAGGGAGCATTTGTTCTAGTATCCTCCAATTGAAAGGATGTATCAAAATCAAATCCCTGCTCAATCACTATGTTGGATACATAAACAGCCATTATTATTGATGCTAATATACCTCTAGCTATTTATATTATTTCACTGGGCAATCATTTATTTAGAAATTGTTTCAACATCTCCTTGATTTCATCTATATCTTTCCTCATATCATCAAGTTCTTTTTTATGAGATTTTTGATTTTCTATCTTTTTTAATCTTTGATTGTAAGATGCAGTATCATAATTTATAATTGCACCAGTTTCCTCATCTCGGTAAAGATGAGGATGATCTTTTACTTTTGTTAGTTTCTTCATTGTAATGCAAGTGTTCTTAGATCTCTTATAATAGGTGAAGCAGACTGATTTGTTCCAGACATAATTATTTTGATTCTATATCCACTGAAATTACCAAGATCATTTGCAGTAAATTCATATTCTAAGAATTGTCCATCTTCACTAGCAGGAACTCTAACATCAGGTCTACCACTATTGAGACCTGGAGTAACTACTTTTGTAGATCCGTCAGAAGCAGACTCTAAATTATCAAATCCAGGGAACAATTCAAATTCTTGATCAATTCCAACAGAGTCATCTCTAATTAAACTATAAAGAACTCTGATATCAGAGGACTCTGGTCTAAATGCACTAAAGATTACCTTCAATGAAGATGCTTCTTGTGCAAGATTTACTGTATTAGAAACGTAAACTGCATTATGTGGATCCTCATTAATACTCTTAACCAGATCACTTGACGCAAAGTTGGTTATAGGAGCATTTATATCATTTGAAATTAAATCTGCTGTAACAGTTCCAGTTTCAAGAAGATAAATTATTGGTGAAATATTTTTATCCGTGGTGTTCATGGTTACAGATGCAGTCAAGGATCTTCTACCAGAAACATTTTCAAATTGTGATTGATTTAATTCATTAACTCTTGAACATACCAATCTAGTAGTGCTAACTCTATTATTAGCATTAAGAACAACTGGTTCAACAGAATTGAGTAGCTGGAAAGATACTTCTGATCCATCAATACTAGTTCCGGTAGTAGATCTAATTACCGCACTAGCAGTTGTTTCCTCTCCAATAATTTCAACAGGAATATTTGGTTTAATTTCATTGTATACTCTATTTTCTGAAGTTCTAATCTGACTTCCACTATTAACAGATTCACTACTAAATGAAAGTTGTGGTAAATTTGCAGCATCAACTGATCTGTTCGTTCCATTTGCAGATCTATCTATTTCAATATAGTATCTGTCACTATCAATATCAATATTAGTATCACTTAAACCATTAATATCATGAGTGATGTTATTAATTCTTCTCAAAGAAACACCACCAAATTCATACTTAGAAATAGTATCTCCAGAATCATGAGGTTGAACAATAGTGTTATCTACTCCTCTAGCTACAACATTTAGTTGTGTCGAACTTGCTGTTGTCACTCCAATAATCTCACTTCCAATTTGAACGAAACAAGTATTTGCTGCACCACTGGCAACACCTTCAAAGTTTTCAAATATCGATGTATTTACAACTGTAATTTGATTGTCTGTAGTACTAAAATTGCCGGTCAAAGTAGTTGGAGTGGTATCAGTTTCAACATCAGAAATTGTCAATTTATTATTCTTAGCATACATTCCATGATTAAAATGATTTACTTCTAAGAAACTGCCAGAATTTAAATCAGTCCCTTCATTATTACTCAGTACTTGAGTCGATCCTAAAGAAACAATGGTTGTAGCACCACTGTAGTAACTCAGACCTGATCCTACAGCACTATCAAACTGACCCTGTACACTTCCAAGATACAAAGTATCAACACCAGTAATAGATGCAATCGTAATAGTTGCATCTCTTCCGGTTCCAGAGGATACAGAACTAGTAACAATGCCAACAACATCACCAACCTGATATCCATTACCTTCTTCAACAATAACTGGTGTTCCTGATATTGCTCCACCAGCAGCAGTAATATTGAGCTTTAATCCACTTCCTTGTCCAACAATATTGTAAGTGTCTACACTTGTATCAGAAACATAATTTGCACCAGTCTCTGTTACTGAAATTGTATCAACAGAACTTCCTGTACCAACAATATGACCAAATGTTCCGGGATTAGTTCCAGCAATTTTTCTGCCAACACTTAACGTACTAATCAAAGAAGAATTTGTTGTAGTTGTAATTCCAAGAGTAGTAGTTTTTGGTAAAGAAACTAAAGTAGTGTTCGTTTGATCTGGTAATATTGGAGTATTTCCAAAATGTGCTATTCCAGGTGTATTTGGAGTAAATTCTGCTTTATATAATTTGAATTTAAGGTCAGATTCTTGTGCAGGAGTCCAAATAGATCCATTTTGAGATTTAAACAGACTTCCGATTGCAAATTGCTTGGAATATCTAACTGCTTCGGCATCAGGTAAATTTTGGGTATTTACCGTCCTCTCACCCATCTTTGCAGTCCAAACTTCATACTCATCTGTAGTTGGTGCAATTAGAACCAATGCATACTCTTGTCCAGGGGGTAAAAATATGGGAGTTGGGAAAATTACTTCTGTGGCAACTTCTCCAGTATCAGAAACATTAATTTCAGAGGGATTTAAAGTTACTGCATCTCCTATTCTTGTAAGTGTTGGAATTCCCAATTCCATTGTTCTGATTTCTACATCAATTGCATCATCTCCAGATGCTTTATTGCCAAAGAATAAATCAACTTTTGTTAATAATACACCTTTTTTATCATTTGCAGGATTATATGAATTTGGTGCTTCAATATTTCCACCAACTGTAAATGATTGTGCTAACGGATCTCTTCTTACAACTCTGGTTATTGTAGTTGTAATAAGATTTTGTATTTGTCTTGTAACTTTAATTCCAGTCGCAGTAAATGTTGTACTACCGTTTGAACCAAGTTTGCTTCCTGGTAATGGTTTTTTATTTTCAGAACTACTTGTTATAGTATAAGTTTTAACACCAGTTTGTATTCTTGGATTTGGTGCAGGAGTTCTATTAGGATCTTTGATAAAGAACGATCCTGTAACAAAGCCATTTTCATTGGTGACTATTCTTCTATCTTTAACATAAGCAATTGCCCCACTGCTTTGTCCAATCAGTTTTGCACCTTTTACAATATATCCATAGAAGTTTTCATTAGATCTATTTGTAAGAGATTCTATATCAATATTGAGAACTTTAGAAGATTGACTATAAGAAGATTGAACCACTTCTGATCTTACATATGGATTTGATCCATATGTTTTTGATGGTGTGGTGTAGTTTCCTTCTCTATGATTAGATTGTGCTAATCTGAAGGAACCAATAGTTTTACCATTATGACGTGCAATTACAGTTTCACCTTCCGCAAAACTATTTTCGGAAGATCCATAATTTTGTAATGTAGAATCTGTTGCAATTTCAACCAGTTTGGGAACAAAATCAACATTACCGTGATTTCCTAAGAATTGATAATGTCTGGTAAATGGTTTTAGAAGAGTTCCAGTAAAAGTAACATTTCTTGTCCAAATATATTTTTCATTTTCTGATGAAATTATAACATCACTTCTTGTAGTTGAACTCGATGTTATTGTCCTATTGCGTCCTCTAAATTCCCCAACAGTTCTTCTTACGGTTCTTCTGTCAGTTCTTTCGGGCAAATAAACTGTTCTAGTCCAACTCCAAGATGGTGGATTAAGTTGTATTTGTCCATTATAATCAATTACATGGAAAGGATTGACATTTTCTACACGAGTAGCTAACTCTTGAGAAATCCAATCTACACTATTATACTTGAGTGTAATTATATTGCCAGTTTTTTGTACATTGGGATCTAAAAGAGTATAATCAGTATTCAAATCAACTCCCTCTGTTAAGGGGAGTGGAATAAGGGTTGCACTATTACTTAATTTTCTTGGAGTTAACTGATTAGAGTCAGTGTCTGCTGAAGTTAGGTCTCCATCCAATAAAGTTCTATCTGCAAAATCATCAACAAAGAAACCAGACTTAAACCTATTATTTCCATCAGCATCTTCAATTCTAAGTGCTTCGGTATTAATTTCCAGAAGAGAAAGTGATGTAACTCTTTCTAGATTTTCTACCCTATCTTCGAGAGTACCAATATCTCTCATTGTATATCTTCTATTATCGATGAGAGTTATTTCTGCATCATCGACATTATACAAATATGCAGGAAGTGAAATTTCTGCAATTTGCATCAAATCATCACTAGCATTTTCTGGTGGATTTGGATTTAGTGATGAAATTCCTTTGGTTACAATAATACCAGAGAACTTGTCTAGATAAACTCTATCAATTCTAGGTAAGTAGAAATCATATCCAAGTAAAGAACTTTCTCCTGCCTTTAAGTTGTAATTTATAGCAGTAGAGAAATTTCTAGAACTAAATGCAAATGGAGATGCTGATGTTCCTGGATTATCCGCAA